GGCACAATTGCTGCAACTCTTAGTGATGGCACATCAACTGGTGAATATAAAATCTTTTTGAATATCAACTCTGGTGTAGCAACAGTCACTCCAACGAGTTTCGGTAATGGAACAAACTTCGCACTAAGTCAATATGGTTCTACACAAGCAGTGTGGGCGGGTTCTAAATGGTATCTAATCGGGCATAAAGATTCGGCCGATACCGACGTAGTAATTACATAAGAAGAGATAAGAAATGGTAGCAATAGTAACTACAGACACTAAGAAATTAGTAGTAGAAAAATTAATAGAAGATTTGCAAGCAGACTCTAATAATTACTATTTGGGTATTGGTAAGTCTGATGCATGGAATGAGACAGATACTGCTCCAACATCTATTACTGATATTGAAACAACCAAGAGAGACTTTAGAGATAATCTACAGTCTATTCAAAAAATTGCTTCTGTAAGTTTTGTTGCTAAGAGATACAATTGGTCGTCTGGCACAATCTATCAACCTTATAGAGATAATGAAACTTCTGCACAGAATGGTCAGTATTATGTAATCACTGAATCTAACCGTGTCTATATCTGTCTCAGACAGGGTAAGAACGCTCTGACTGGTGATACAAATACTTCTACTGTAAACCCAGATACCACAGGGACAACTACTTCACCTGTAAAAACTTCTGATGGATATGTTTGGAAGTTCTTGTTTACGCAATCTGCTACAAGACTGAGTGCATTTGCTACCTCAAACTTTATTCCTGTTGAGAAGGTTACAGAAACATCTGGACTGAGTAACATTAGACAATCTCAAAAGGATATCCAAGATGCAGCATCAGCTGGACAGATTGTTGGATATCGTGTAACTAGTAATGGTACTGGATACACATCTGCACCAACTATCACAGTAAGTGGTAATGGTAGTAATGCAAGAGCAGTGGCTACAGTTGTAGGTGGGTCCGTTATCGCAGTTAATGTTGATGATTCTGCCGGAGGTTTCCCATTTGGTGCTGGATACGATCATGCATCTGTTACATCAAGCGGTGGTGGTGGATCTGGTCTTGTAGTAAAACCTATCATCTCAAAAGGTGGTATTGGTGCTGACCCTAGAGATGATTTAAAATCAACTTCTATTATGTTCAACTCTAAACTTGTAGGTGAAGCTGGGTCTGGTGATTTCTTAGTTGGTACAGGTGCAGACTTCAGGCAGGTTGGTATTCTAAAAAATCCAAAATTACCTGCAAGTAGAACATCTGCTGATTCTGATTTTACTGCAACTACAGGAAGTGCATTAAGAATTCTTACAGTTGGTAGTGGCGCTAATCTTACTGCTATTGCAGTAGATAATGTAATTTCTCAAGGTCCAGATGGTACACCAAAAGCAAGAGCATATGTAGATAAAAATACTGGAACATCTACAGATGCCACAATCTTATACCACCAAAATGAGAATACAGGATTTGTGCCGTTTACTGTTGAAGGTGATCCTTTATTGGACTCAGCAGCCCCTGATAATAATGGAACAATTGTTTCAGATTCTGATGGTGAAGTTGATCCATTTTCTGGAGACTTATTATATGTAGAGAGTAGAGCTGCTGTTGAAAGAACCACAGCAGGAACAGAAGACATTAAAATTACCATTCAGTTTTAATAAAGGTTAGATAGAAATGGCAGTAACAAAAAATGAAAATACTTTTTCGTCCACCTATAAGGACGATTTTAGTGAAGGTGATAATTATCAGCGAATTCTATTTAACTCTGGTAGAGCGCTTCAGGCAAGAGAACTCACCCAGATGCAAACCATCATTCAAAAGCAGATGGAACGCTTTGGTAGAAATATCTTCAGAGAAGGCTCTGTTGTAATTCCAGGTGGCTTAGTCACTGACAATGAAATTCAATATGTAAGACTTCAAGGCACTCCAACACTTTATGTTGGGGATATCCTAACAGAATCTGGAACAGAAATTAAAGCAAGAGTAGTTGACTTTATTGCTGCTGAAGGTTCTGATCCTGCAACTGTCTATGTTGATTATATTGATGGTGAAACAGCTGGTGGTAGTTCCACACCAATTGTTTTCTCTGCAAGTGGTTCACTAACAAATGGTAATGAAAGTGGTTCAGGTGGAACTGGAACAGTAACTGTTAATGCTGTCACTGACCCTGTTTCTGTCACGGGTAAGGGATTTAAAATCGCTGTTAATGATGGTGCATATTTTATCCGTGGTCTTTTTGTGCAGACACAGGCACAAAGCAAAATCATTTCAAAATATTCAAATACTCCTACCACTAATGTTGGATTTTTAATCACAGAAGATATTGTCACTGTAGACGATACCAATGCACTTTATGACAATCAAAACGTTCTTCCTAACGAAACTGCACCGGGTGCTGACAGATATAGAATTACTCTCACATTAGCTGCTCAAAGTGAATCTATTATTGATTCTGATACAAACTTTATTATTACCAATAGATTGATTAATGGTGTTGTTCAAAGAGAAATTGATGAAAATACCTATAGTGTAATTGGTAAAGAATTAGCAACTCGCACCTTTGAAGAGTCTGGAAACTATACTGTAAAAAGTTTTGTTCCTAAGTTTAAAGCAAAAGATGCAGATGAATTTACATTAGATATTTCTTCTGGTACTGCATATGTAAATGGTTATAGAGTTTCTAGACCACAAAATACTCTCATTGATGTTAATAGATCACAGACTACTACTGGTGCATTAAGTGATGAAAATATTGCTGCTAACTATGGGCATTATATTAATGTAAATAATATTAAAGGTGTTCCTAATCTTGGCACTTATGAGACATGGAACCTTTATGATGATTCTGGTCTGACTATTGGTGGGTCTGGTAGTGCTTTAGGTACTGCTAGAATTAGGTCTGTTGTTAAAGATGGGGCCAACTATAGATATCACCTGTTTGATGTCAATATGACTGATGATAATAACTTTAGAGACGTAAAAAGCATCGGTCAAGATTCTGCCAATAGAGCAGACCTTATTCTTGAGAATAACAATGCCGTAATCAAAGAAGCAAATAACAATAACGTATTCTTTGCATTACCTAGAATTAGACCTAATAAAAGTAATGGTGTAGATGTTAGTAATCTTACAGTTCAAAAAAGATTTAGCATAACCTCTACTTCTGGTGGTCAAATTCAACTTACTAGAGGTAACGGATTAGGTAACACAGAAGATGGGGCTAATGCACTTTCTTGGATTATTGCTACTGATAGTGCAAACCCTACTGGAACAATCTTAAATAAAACTCCTACAATTGACACAACTGCTAATACAGTAACTTATACTGGTCTCGCTCCATCAACACAGCATGAAATCTTAGGGTATATTGCTAGAGGTAGTGATGCTGGTCATAAAACAAAAACTTTAGAAACTGATGGTGATGATACTTTCCTTGCAGCTGCAATTGAAAGTGATGGTGCTGGACTCAGGTTCTTTACTCTGACAAACCATGACATTTATAGTTTTGATTCTATTGCAGATGCTTCAGGTAATAGCATCTCAAGCAGATTTATCACAGATAATGGTCAAAGAGATAACTTCTATGATAGAGGTAGAGTGATTCTTAGAAGTGGTCAGTCTATTCCTACTTCAACTAGAGTATACTACAAATATTTCTCACATGGTCCATCGGGTGACTTCTTCTCTGTAAACTCCTATGCTGGTCAAGGAATTGAATATGAGGACTACCCAACATATAGACTTCGCAATGGCGCAGAAGTTGAACTGAGAAATGTTTTAGACTTTAGAAGCAAGAAAGGTACTGATGGCACCTTTAGTGATACTGATGCCTTTGTGCATTCACTTCCATCTAATACCGATATTATCACAGCAGATGTTGATTATTACCAGTCTAGAAAAGATGTTTTGGTTGCAACATCCGAGGGTGCATTAAACTACATTGAAGGAACTCCAGGTTCAAACCCAAAGAAGCCTGATATTCCATCTAATGCAATGGAATTGGCAAACTTCACCTTGAATCCATACACTGATGATGTATCAGATTTAAATGCTACAATTGTTAATAATCGCAGATACACTATGGAAGATATTGGTGGTATTGTTGATAGAATTAATAATTTAGAAGAAGTTGTTTCACTTAACCTGTTAGAACTTGAAACATCTACACTTGAAGTATTAGATGCAAATGGTAATAACAGATTTAAGAATGGTTTCTTTGCTGATAACTTCAAAGACTTTGTATTCTCTGATATTTTCTCTGAGCAATATTCTGCTGGATTAGATATTGATGAGAATACTATTATGCCACTTGGCGCACAGAATAACGTGCGTCTTAGATATGATAGTTCTAATGCTGGCACTAGTAATACTATCCAAAAAGGTGATTTGCTTTTCTTGAATTATTCAGAAGTAAATGAAATTGACCAAAATGTAGCTACTGAAACTGAAAACGTAAACCCATTTGATATTATTCTTTACAATGGAACTTTGACACTCTCTCCACAAAGAGATGAGTGGAGAGAGTTAACAGTTGTAGGTTCTCAGGCAGCAAATAGAGCATCATTCCGTAATGATGAGGCAGCAAGAAGACGATTAATTGAAAGTCTTATTAGACCTAGTGAATTTATCACTGCGGCTGACTTGGGTGCTGAAAACCTCACTATTGGTGTCGGTGATGTTATTAATGACTTTAACTTTACCACTTCAAGTAGAAGTCGGACAGTTGGTGAACAAGTTGATTTTATTCCATCAATAACCACAGGCGGTAACGCAATTAGAGTTAGAAGAGTAACGACAACTAGAACAGTTAGAGGTATTTTTGGATCAATTGTTGTTGATTTGTCACTTCTTCCATTTATTCGTTCTAGAAAGGTATTCTTTAGAGCAGAAGGACTTGCTCCAAAAAGAGAACACTTCTTATACTTTGATAGAACGCCAATTAAAGACTTTGTAAGAACTGAAGACTTCTTTAGATTCTCTGATAGTGCTGTTCTAAATGACTTTACTGATGGTCAATATTTTGAAGCAACTGAGCATCCTCAAGGAAAGTCACTCCAACTTGTAACTAGTAATACAGGTGTTATTGAAGGGTCATTCTTTATCCCAAATAATGATGCATTAAAATTTGATGTAGGTGACAGAAGAGTTGCGATCATGGATATTGATCAGACAGCTGCAAATTACAATGAAACTGCGTCTAGTTCTTCTGCGTCTGCAAACTATTCTGCTCTTGGTATTGATGCTTCTGTTATTAATTTGACATTTTCTTCAACAACTACTACAGAATCAACACAAAATTTCGTAATCCCTAAAGAACCCATTGCACAGTCTTTCCAAATTCAAAATGCTGATGGTGGATTTATTACAAGTATTGAAGTGTTCTTTGCAACATCACCAAATTCAATAAATGCTAATGGTGATGATGATCCAAATGATAATACTCCTATCAGACTAGAGCTTAGACCTGTAGAAAGTGGTGTACCTTCGCAAAACACCATAGTTCCTGGCGCAGTAAAAACTTTGATACCTAATGAAGTTTCGGTTACACCCTTAACTGAGAATGTAACTATTGCTGATATTCGCAACAATCCTACAAAGTTTGAATTCGATGCTCCTGTTTACTTACAGGGCAACACTGAGTATGCCCTTGTTTTGATTGCTAATACACAAAACTATAATGTTTATGTTTCTAAAATTGGCGAATACATTATTAATGA